CAAAAAGTACAATTGAAGAATTGCAAGCAATCTCTAGCGCTGCCTTTGAAAAAGTTTACACTGTCGCCGATGCTCCGAGTTTTGTGACGGATTCCGCCGAAAGTAAAATCCAAGGATTCACGGACGTTGTGGACGGCGAAGCGAAAAAGATAAATGGACTTACGGAAAAACTAGCAGACTACACTTATCAAATAAGAAACATGCAAGCGGATATTTCTACGATTGCGCAGACTCCTAGTCGCGTCTCTGAAAATTTTAGAAACACTTTGAATAATTTTTTAGCAATCCTTCCGGGCGGCTCCAATGAAATGAAAATCGGATTGAAGGGCATCACTCGCTATGGTGTTGATTTCGATACAGTTAACACTGTCACTTCAAGCCGTCGTACCGAAAGCGAAAACTCAAGAGCCTTGCGTGATTTATCTTTCGAGTTAACAACCGGTGCGCTCGCGTCTGAGGCAGTTGACCGCGTGTATAGAAGTTACGACGACGCGGAAAGTTCTCGCGATGAGGTCCTAGATTTAATCGACACAATTTTAGGCCGCACAAAAGATGACGACGTGTATATGGGCTTTCACAGATTAAGGCACGAGCTTATTAAGGCCGTGCCTAAAAAATCTCAAGGGCTCCCTCGTATCGTCACGGTTGAAAACAATGCGCAGATACCGAGCCTCGTGATGGCATACTCCCTCTATGAGTCTTTGGATTTAGAGAGCGACTTAGTAGAAAGAAATGGTGTTGCTAATCCGGGTTTCATGCCTGCGAACATTGAGTTAAAAGCTTTGAGGTTCTCTTAGAGTGGACACCGCAATTTTAAAAATTAATTCTAATACTTTTCAAGGTTGGAAAGCTTTTTCAATCTCGAAAAGTCTTGAGACTATTTCGGGAGCTTTTGCGCTCTCTATTACTGACAAATGGGATTCTAAAATTTGGCCCATAAAAGCAGGTGACGAGTGCGAGCTTTTCATAAACGAAGACAAGCTAATTTCTGGCTACGTGGACAGCGTGCAGACAAGTGTCTCGAAGGACGACCGAGTCATTGAAATTTCGGGCCGCGATAAAACCGCCGACCTAGTTGATTCTAGCATCGACGGCATGGGGCCGCAGTTTAGCAGTTTAAAGCTAGAAAAGTTGTGCGAGATTCTTTGCGCCCCTTTCGGTATCTCAGTTGTACTAGGCACCGGCGTCGATACTGGCGCGCCCTTAGTTAATGTTTCTTCTTCGGTTGGCGAGACGGTTTTTTGTTTGCTCGAAAAGAGAGCGAGACAAAAAGGGCTTCTCTTGATTTTTAATTCTGACGGAGCGGTTGAAATCACAACACCGGGAAAAACTTTTTCTTTAACAGCACTTGAGCAAGGCAAAAATATTGTCTCTTGCTCGTCTCAATACGACGTTAAAGATAGATTCTCTTCTTATAAAGTAAAAGGTCAAAACGGTTACGACGAAAACGGCACTGGCGGCTTTCAGACTTTAGGGAAAGCGACGGACGTCAATGTCCCTAGATATCGTCCATTAGTAATTTCTGCCGACACCCAAACGACAAACGCTGAAGCAAAAAAAAGAGCGGAGTTCGAAGCTATTACTCGCGCAGCGCGAGCTATTAAAGTCTCGGTGTCTGTTAAAGGTTTTAGACAGACAACGGGCGAGCTTTGGGAGCTAAATAAAATTGTAAGAGTCATTGCGCCTGCGATTGGGATAGTCGATGACGAGCTTTTAATCTCTGACATAACTTACTCTTTAGACGACGGCGGAAGTATCACGACTTTCGGGCTTAAAAGGAAAGACGCTTTCATCGCTGTCCCCGAAGTCACTAAAGACGCTGAGCCTTCTTACGGGGATTTAGACGAATGAGCATGAATATGCTGAGTCGTTTTATTGCGCCTCTTCAAAGAAGAGTCATGAGCATGATCGCACGCGGTGTGATTAAAGCCGTGAAAGAAAATAAAGGCCTGCAGCGATATCAAATGACATTGCTCGCCGAAGAAACTTTTGACGAGTTAGAAATGGTGGGTCACTACGGATTTATCTCTAGCCCCCCGCCCGGCTCGGAAGGCGTCGTTGTTTTCCCCGGCGGAGATAGAAGTCACGGGATAGTTGTAGGCACAGAAAATCGCCAGTATCGTCTCAAGATTTTAGCTAATGGTGAAGTCGCAATTTACGACAAAAACGGCCAGTACGTTCACATAAAATCCGGCGGGGTTGTCGAAGTTAAAGCCAACACAAAAGTGCTGGCGACTTGCCCGCTTTTTGAAACTTCGGGCAACGCCAAAGTGGGCGGCAACCTAGAAGTAATTGGGACTTCTCTTTTAACAGGTCTTGCGACCGCGCCCGCAGGCGTAACCTCAACGGGTGCTCTCACGGGTGCGACTATCGCCTCAACAGGCGGCACTCCTATTGCGGATTTAGGTGCTAAGGTTAACGAAATTAAAACTGCGCACAACACACATAAACATGCAGAGAATGGAACGGGCGGCGGCATAACTGACCCCGCTGACGTACAGGTGAGTTAATGAGTGACATTGCTTTAGAAATTACACGCACAGAGTTCGGGGACCGTTTTGATTTTGCCGTTGCAAACGGCGATTTAAAATTAGACGAGGGCCTAAGGACCGCTGTGATAGTTTCTCTTTTCACAGATAGAAGAGTGACAAAAAATGAAGTGCTTTTAGGCCAAGATCAAAGAGGTTGGTGGGCCGATGCAATTGCAGAAATCCCCGACGACTTGTCGGGCTCAAAACTTTGGCTCTTGGAGCGTGAAAAGCAAACTAATGAAACTTTAACTCGTGCGGTCGAATATGCAAAAGAGGCGCTGCAGTGGATGATAGACGACGAGATTGCTGAGACAATCAATGTTGTGGCAAGCTATCCTTTGAACGGCTTTTTGAAATTGGAAATCGAGATTCAAAAACCCGACGGGGATAAATTAAACTATGCATTCGATAAAGAGTGGAAAACTGAGGGTACACGCTAATGGCTTTTAATCGTCCGACTCTTTCTGAAATCGTTGAGCGAATCTCGAGTGATATTTCTACACGCGTTTTAGGTTCTATTTCGGCACTCCGCCGCTCTGTTATAAAAGCAATGGCCGCCGCTTTTGGCGGGGCCGTGCATTCCGCTTATGGGTACATACAGTACATCTCTAGAGAGGCCTTTGTAGACACGGCCCAAGACAACCTCGCAAGGTGGGGTTCACTTTGGGCCGTAGCAAGAAACGCTGCGACCTTCGCTGACGGACAAGTGGAATTTAGCGGAACTAACGGGACAATTTTGCCCGCTCTCACTCAACTCCAAAGAAGCGACGGGATTTTATATCAAGTCGAAGCTGACGGAACAGTAACTAGCGGCACCGTTGTTGTCGATGTTGTTTGCTTAACCGCAGGCGATACGGGCAACATGCTTTCAGGCGAGACGCTGACCATTGTAACTCCTATTGCTGGCATAACCTCAGACGGGTTAGTCGAGCCCGACGGCATCACTGGCGGCAGCGACGTTGAGGGTCTTGAGGCTTGGCGCGAAAGAATTTTAGCAAAGATACAAAATCCCCCAAGAGGCGGGAATGCAACAGACTACGAATTTTGGGCGAAAGAAATTACAGGCGTCACACGCGTGTGGGTTTATGAAAACTATTTAGGCGTTGGCACTGTTGGTGTCGCATTCGTCAGGGACAACGACACTCCCACAATTTTCCCAAGCGCCGGTGAAATTGCAGACGTTGCGGATTACATCGAGACAGTCAGGCCGTTAACTGCCGACGTAACAGTATTCGCTCCGACAGATTCACCTTTAAATTTTACAATAAACATTTCACCCGACACGGCAGCGATTCGTGCAGCGGTGCAAGCGGAGCTTGAAGACTTACTTTTGAGAGTCTCAGAGCCCGGCGGAACAATCTATCTTTCTCAAATTAGAGAAGCGATATCTAGCGCAGCGGGCGAAATTGATAGCGACGTGACAGTCCCATCCGCTGACGTCGTAGCAACCGCTGGCCAGTTAAAAACAATGGGGACAATTACTTGGATTTAATTTATGAGCGTGATTGATAAATATCGCCAGCTTTTACTTCACTTGTGGCCCAAGGGCCGCGCTTGGAATAGAGAAAGCGATTCTATTTTTTTTGAAACAAATGAAGGGATGGCCGTTGAGCTTTCTCGAATTGAAGACCGCGCAGATACTCTTTTAGAAAACCTAGACCCTAGAACTACCTTCGAGCTTTTAGAAGAGTGGGAAAGAATGGTCGGAATTCCCGACGAGTGCCAAGACGTTGCGGGCACAATTCAAGAGCGCATCAATGCTGTTGTGCTAAAACTCACTACTCGAGGCGGCAACACTTTAAGCAAACAATTTATGATCGACCTCGCTTTTAGCTTAGGCTACGTGGTCACAATCGAAGAGCCCGGCGTGGATATGTTTAGGTGCGGAATCTCCCGTTGCGGGGATAGACTCTACGGGCCGCTTTGGAAATTTTGGTTTCAGGTTATTACCGATACTTTTGTCTTAGGCGTTTTTCGCGCAGGGACAAATAGAGCGGGAGATAGGCTTAGGACTTTTGAAAATGCAGCGCTAGAGTGTGTAATAGAGAGGGCTAAGCCCGCGCACACACGAGTGCAATTTATATATGGGAGTTAATTAAAATGAGACGAAATGCAGGCACAGACGCGGCCCCTAGTAATTTATTCACAGACGGAGACCCCGGCGTCCCTACACCCGCGAGTGTGTTGGGCTCAGACTGGTTAAATATTCTTCAAGAGGAAGTCGCGCACGTAATCGAACACGCGGGGCTCACTATCGACCAAGCCAACCCTTACGCGACAAACACAAAAACTCAATTGCGCCAAGCGATTCAGATTTTATCTAGCGCAGGCGCAGGCGGCGGAATGGGCGCTTCATGGCAAGAAAACCCCGGCGATGCTCCGACAAGCGTCGAAGAAAACGGCGGAGTGCTTTATCTGTTTGAGCCGGGCTCAAGCTCAAAATTAAATTTGTTTTTGAAAGTACCTGAAGGATATGTGGCCGGTCGTCAGATCACTGCAAAAATCGGGCACTACAGTCCGACAGCTACTCTCACTCAGCTATTAAAAGCCCAAGCGACTTTAGTCAGAGATGGCACTGACGCTTTTGATTCAACAACGAATCAAAGAACTACGACAAACACAGCGCTAACGAACACTGTTGCAAAGCAATTAAGAATTACGACGCTTGATCTAACCGACTCAAGCGGTCAAATTAACGGTGTGGCAGTGTCTACAGGTGACATGATTAAAGTTTCTCTTTATCGTGACACTGACACTGATACTGCGGATATTCGTTTTATCCCAAGCCTTACGGAAGTGAGATACTAAGATGAAAAAGTTTCTACTAAAATTACTAACCGCGACCTTTACGCTTAACGCTTTTGCAGCTCTTACGGAAGTTGATAAGTCCCTCTACACTGAGCGAAACTTATTACCTAACCCCGGCTTCGAGAATGGAAAAAGCACATGGTCGTCTGTCACCTCAACCTTTGGGACTACGACCACAGCGGCGAACGTCTTAACAGGTGTCGCTTCGGCTTCATGGCTCTCAACGGCTACAAATGGATACTTAAGAAGTAAAACAGTTTACGCGCACAACGGGATGCTAAATCAAAACTGCGAAGCGCGCATTAGGTATAAAGGCGGCGATGCTTTCACAGCTCTAGAAGTTTACGACCGAGACAACAACTTGCTTGGAACTTCAGCGGCAGCTGCGAAATCAACTCCCGGCACGGTATCGGTATTTTTTACTTGCCCAACAGTCGCGGGTGTCGCGAGTGACGCTGACTCTCAGTATTTGTATTTACAAGTCAAGCAAACGAGTGCGGGCACTGCCGTCACTTATTTTATTGACGACGCATATATCGGCTTAGATTCCAGAACGGCTCTGACCTCTACAATCACAGCGACAAAAAGTTCTAACTACACTATCGCTTCGGGAGACCAAAAAATCCCTGTTACATCGGCGAGTGCTTGGAACTTAACTCTACCTTCCGCTGCGACCATGTCTGGGCAGACAGTAGAAATTTTCAATATTGACTCGGCCATTACGGGGAATGCGATCTCAATCGTGGGCTCAATCATTGGGCCTAAAGGTTCCGAGTCGGATTGGAAAATCCATACACCGGGCGAGGTCTATCAGATTTATTCCAATGGTTCTGCGTACTATTTGTTGAAACACCACACCAATACTGGATTACTCGGCACGGCAACCGTTACTTTAACCGCCGGGACTTCGGGCACATTCGTGATTGGAACAGCTACCGCAAAAACGGTAGACGGGTTTAGAAGAGGTCGCCATTTAGTTACTCAGCTCGACATTAGGCAAACATCCGCTGGTTCTAATGGAACAGGCCCTTGCCTTTTCACAATCCCTTATGGGTTGAGCGCTGATACTACAACCGGCGGCCCAGCTTACACGGGCACTGACGCTTCGGTCGCGGTCACTAGCAGAATCACTGGCGCAATCAACGGCGGGACTAGCGGCGGGGCTCTGCATGCTATCGCAAGAGCATACCTATACGACGCTACAAAATTTGGTGTCGTTGGGACTTTTGGGGGGTCACTCGGCATTTTTGGCAGTGCCGCGCTTGGGTTCGCAAACGCGACAACTAACTTAAACGGCGAAGTTTGGATTCCTATCTCCGGTTGGAAAGACTAAAATGCTCGAAGACCTTAAGGAGCTAGGTTTATCCTTAAGTGAAATTTGGCCGGTGCTAGCTTTCATTGGTGCGGCCATTTACGGTTATTTTAAATTGGGCGTCCGCGTAGATAAGCTCGAAGAAAAAGAATTCCAAGACAAGCAAGACACCGAGAAACGCCAAGAGGATATCGACGAGGATATCAAAGGCGTTTCTCAGAAAATAAATGTGGGCCTCAAAGAAATCAATTTAGAGTTTAAAGCTGTCAGAAAAGAAAACTATGACAACCACATTCAGACGACAAAAGACATTTCAGAATTAAAAGGAATGGTTAACGCCCTTCTTATTTCACATAGGCCCGAAAAGAATTCTTAAGGAGCCCTTATATGGACCTAATTACTGCAGGCCTCTTACTCGCAAAAGAAGTTTTTCAATTGCTCAACACGAAAGAAAGCCAAAAGTATTTAGACCGTGCGACTACTCTTGAGCTTGACCTTTTAGCCGAATTAGAAAAACCTTACGGAAAACAAAACGACAAAAAAATAGTACGCCTCAAAAAAGAATTATCCATTATTCTAAGAGCTGCGATAGCTGAAGCCCAAAATGCAAGAGCCAAAAAATGAGAAATCTCTTTTACTCACGTTTTTTGTATTTCTTTTCTTATGTCTCGCTCTCACTTTTTTCTGCATGTAGCTCCCTAGATCACGGGCCGCTAATCGAGCAAGAGCTGAGATTTCGCCCGACATACAATGGCCCCACACATACGACCTGCCTAGAGTTCATAAATGGTGATTGTATTTCTCAAGATGTTATTGTTTACGACTTTCACAAAGAGTCGGATTTAAAACGCCTAAGAGACGTTAGGCTCATCTGCAAAGTGGGCGAAAGGCGCTTTTACGTTTGCAGTGATAAGCCCGCGCTATGCTCAAATTTCGAAGAAATAAAGACCTTCTTAGGTATCCCCTACACCACGAAACTTGTGACAGAAATCCTTTATGTGCCCGAAGACATCAACACTTTAATTGACGCGAACACTTTTTGCGCAGCGCAAGACTCAGTGTCAGAAAAAGGTATGTTCTAAAAGGCGGAAATCCTCTTACTCTAAAATTGTCTGGGAGTGCGTAGGAATTAGTTCTTGAAAAATTGCCATAGAAGAGCCTCAAGTATTTCTATTTCTTTCTTAAACCCTTAACACTCCCAGACTTTATTCTGTCACTTCCGATGTTACACTCAGGCGCTTTTGTGTTTATCATTGAGGGTATATGGCTACAAGCGGTCCTAAGAGTACAGGCGGCGGCACATGGGGTTCGATAACTGGGACGCTGACGGACCAAAGCGACTTGATTGCATATCTTGCCGCAAACTACCAACCTGTTTTTGACTTCACCGCAAGTTTCAATTCAGCTTTTTCTGCAAAGAGCACCTCGGATTTAGCCGAGGGTTCGAATCTTTATTTCACAGAAGAGAGAGTGGATGACAGAGTCAATTCTCTTTTACAGGCGGGCAGTAATATCAGCTTAGCCTATAGCGATGTATCAAATACTTTAACAATTTCTTCGACGGCGAATGCCCTCGATTTAGTTTCTTATACTTTTGCAGGGGGCTTTTAATTTATGACCGCAACACCCGTTTTTCCACAAACTATCAAAACAAATGTCGCACAGATTCTCCCCGCGGACACGACGTCTTTAAAAACGCTTGTCACTCCCGGAGCTAACGGCACTCGTGTCGATAGTATCATCGTTTCAAGCACGGACACATCGGCGAAGGACTTGCAATTTGTCATTACAGTTTCAGCGACAGATTACGTCGTGGGCACGCTTTCAATCCCAGCTAACTCGGGCTTCACGAATGCGGTTCCTTTGGTATCAGTTTTTGCGCACTCTCAATTTATAGCATTCAACACCGATGTAAACGGAAATAAGCACATGTACCTCGCTAACGGCGCGGTTCTAAAAGTTAAAGCGCTAACTACTGTCACGGCAGCTAAAGCGATTTCTGTTGTGGCACAATGCGGAGACTTCTAAGTGACATCAGGACTATTCAATCCTTCTGTTAAAAATCTTTTGCCTCTAGCAAACGAGTGGAAAGCTCTGCAAACTTTTACAAAAAGTTCTTTAGGGGCCACGACTGCACCTATTTTAAAGCTTAGAAATATTTCGCCAGCGGCGAGCGGCGCTCAACAAGTATCTCCTTCTATTGAACTAGAAGCGCAAGGATGGTCAACAAATTCTGGCGGCGCTAGTAAATCAATAAAATTTGATGAGCATATTTTACCTGTTCAAGGAAGCGTAAATCCAAGTGCTATTTATAAAAAAAGATTTTCAATCGCGGGCGGAGCCTTTAGCGACTTACTAGAACTTTATACGACCATACAGGATGGCCTAAGTTATCCGTCTTTGAAAATGTACGGAATGATCGAAAGCGTGGTGAATAATTCATCCACAATAAGCACGCTTCAAAACTTTCTTTTAACTAATCCAAGCGGCAGTAAAACAAATATCGGCTTCAAATTTGGAAGCACAATTAAAGCGGGCTTTGGTATAGATGCAGGCGGAACGATTGATTATCGAGGCTTAATGCACACTTTCTTTATTGGAAGTACGGCAGAGTCCGCAGCGCAATTAATTCAGCTTTATTCGGGCGGTATCTACAATACTCAAGCGTCTTACAACAATGGCCCCGTTACTGCGGGGCTAGCTGACACAGGCGCCACTGTTAGGCTATCTAGCTACGGCGGCTTTGCGGGCAAAGGCGTCTTAGTAACAAGTGCGACGTACACCTACTCGGACGAAATGGTTGTTTACGGCGATGGCTCCGCTGCTTTTGAATGTACTGGAACGCCTACGGCTTGTGCCACATACACCAACCAAGCGACCTGCGATGCTCACGCTTTAGCTGGGTGTACTTGGTTTGCCGGTAATCCATGCAGTAGCTACAGTGGAACGAATCAGGGAGAATGCGAAGGCAATTCTGGATGTGTCTGGGAGCAAGCTCCGTGCTCAACTGCAAACAATACCGATCAATCGACTTGCGAAAGCCAAGACGACGCCTACGGCGGCAGCTGTTCATGGGATACGTCTACGTGTCCCGCCATAACTGATGAGGCCACATGCAACGGAACTACGGGTTGTTCATGGTCGGATACCTGCAGTGGTTACACGGACCAACCCAATTGCGAAGCTAACTCTTGCACTTGGAATTTTTCGGATTGCGCCTCTAACTTTTTTGATGAATCAAGTTGCAATGCTCAATCGGGTTGTTCATGGGATGGGGTTACTTGCAATGGCCAATACAATACCTCATGCACTGGCGGAGTTTGCAACGGAAGTATCTGCAGTGGGAATTACGCAACAGGCAATTGTAGCGGAACTTATGGTTCTGTTTGCCAAGGCACCGCTAGCTGCGCAAACTTAACAGACGATGGCTCTACAGCATGTAACGCTGAGCCCGGATGCAGCTGGCTATCAGGCGCGACTTACACGCTGTTGCCCTCTTCAATTGCTAACAGGTCAAATGTTTCGAGATTTTACTACACGAAAAATATAGGCCCGAGTGGAAACATTTCCGTCGTGGCGTCTCCCGGAGACACTTTAGAAAGTTCTATTTCTTTAGCACCCGGAGATTCAGTTTTAGTTCATCACTTTAATAGACCGGCAAACTGTTCCACATTTACAAATGAAAGTAACTGCAACGCAAACAGCGGATGCTCTTGGACATTAAAAGCCTGCAGCGATTTTGGAGCCGATGAAAGCACTTGTAATGCACAAAGCGGCAACGGTTGCACATGGGACGGGGATTCGTGCGAGGGCACTTACACGGGGTCTGAAGGCTCTTGCTCCGGAACGTATTTCTCATCAAAAAAATGGTACAAATTGGGGAGTTTTTAAATGGCGTTAAACAATCATGAAAAGCAGATAGCTGCAATTTTAGCTCAGAAAAATCCAGACGTTGAGTACACGATAAGACTTTCAGGTGACGAGGTTTTTGCGCGGCAAGAAATTGAGGATAAGCACCTCTCTTTGAAAGAAGAGCTGTTAAAAGAGAAAGAAAGCCATGAGTCACACATAGCTACGCTCACGACTAGACTAGAAAAAATCTCTCTCTTAATCTCGTCCATAGAGGAAATACAAAATGGAAATGAATGAGAAAGAATTGCTTAGCTTGATATCGAGCGGGCAAAAAGTCGCAATTAAAGTTTGGATGAATGACTGTCCCAAGTGCGATGAGTTTAAGCCCGTGTTTGAAAAAGTAGCCGCTGAGCAAATCGGGACTATCGCGGATAACTTCGCATGTTTTAACTTGCCTGCTAGACCCGACCCAAAACTCGGTAGCAGCGAATTTAAAAAACTTTACATGAAGCCCAACCCCGGAAGCAATTCAATCGGCGCTCCCGCGGTTATGGTATTTGAAAAAGGTGAATTGAAATCTCGTCATTATGGAAAAATGAGCGAGGCAGAATTGATTTCTTTTATCGCGGTTGGCGCAGAGCCATTGAACGCCCAAAAAGAAAAAGCTAAGCAAGAATTGATATTGCTGTTCGCAAGACGCGGAGAGCTTTCTATGCTTTTAGAAGAACTTCCGCACCTCGATGCTAAAATAAATCAGATTAAACAATTTTTAGGTGCGCAGTGAATCTAAAACCTAATGACATTATTCCTTTAGTGCTTCAGCTCTTTGACAACGCCACAA